CATATAACTTAGCTAGACATTTAAATTGAATATAATCATAATGTAATAGGTGTAATGCATATTCTTTATGTGTTACATATTGCACTGGTTTAGATCCACCCGCATCAGGCATTATGCATAGAGCTATCCCAATAGCTACTAGCACCCCGCAAGCAACGCCCCTATGGGGCTTGCGGTGAGCCCTTGAGGGGCTCTGCGCCGTTAGCGTATCAGATGGACTTGGTTCATTACTATAAGTGCTGGTCAGAGCGGCGTGTCTAAAGTTATCCACAGGCTCTCCTTACTTGTCGGTTGAGTAGAAGCCCTTGCCCTTGAAGTGTGTAGCTACTGGTGCAATCACCTTAATCATAGGTTCATTGCAATAGGTGCATGGGATTACTGGTCGATCGTGCCATCCATGATAGATCTCTTGACTAAGATTGCAGGCTCTGCATGTGTAGTCATAGGTTGGCACGTTAGGCACTTCCTTATCATCCATGAGCCACATGCAGGACAATGGTCAATATCCGCATCTTCTGGCTCGTTTTGTATATGACCATATTTTAGTGCAAGTAGTGGCAAGAGATCAGCCATTCGGATGATGCAAGCGTAATCTTCTACATTCTCACCTTGTCCGTTTAACCGTAATACCCCGAACCCTAATTCCCCCGATTTATCCGTTCGAGCTTTTAATTGCTTGAGATAAGCCAATGGCTGAAACCCTGACCTACTCTTTACCTCTGCGTCAAAAGGTACATTCACAATATCCTTGCCACTACCTCTGCCGACCGATGCACCACTCCACACAGTCGATAGGTACTGTGCGACTACGCGTTCGGTTCGGAAGCCTCTGTGTTTCCTGTGCTGACTAACCATTTACTGCTTTACACTTGCGGCACTGCCATGCTCCAACAATCGGCTGATCATCCTTAAACTTAATCTCAGCTACAATGTTATGAGCTTCTGTAGCCTCATTACACAGTTGACAGTTAATAGTGTCAAACAGTGGTACATCTTCTAGGTTAGTCCATACACCTGTCGTTTCATCAAAGTATTCTACAAATCCCATGTTAGCCCCTCGGTTTCTGTGGTTGCCATTTTCCTTGACTGTTCATTTCATACCATATTGTCGGGCACTTGCCCTCAAAGCCTGCATGACCTAGAGCTGTGCACTGGTACGAAGCCCAGTCTTTACCTGTCTTAGCGCTATGACCAGTCTTCCAGACCATAGAGCCATGACTACAGCTAGGTACTTCAGCAGCTTCTGGTGTACCAATGATTGCAGCTACCGTCTCAATAGCTTTGTCTAAAGTCACCGGTGCATCAACGACCTTGTTGTACTGTCCCACTGGAGTTGTCCAATAGTCCTGATCATCTGCCTTGACTTCCTGAACAGGCGGTTTTGCTACTTTTGTAGCAACCACCTTCTGCATCTCTTCCCTCGAAGCTTTATGCTTTTCTATTCCAATGTTCGCGTTAGCAAGCGCGATACCAATTGCCGAAGTAGAACCGTTTTCCAGAGCAAAATCTTTATTGACGCCCCTGTCAGTAATAACCTCATTCGCAATGCCAGTGGAGAATGGCTTTGGATCTGACATCTGCCTAAACAATCTAGCAGCCACGATAAAACGCTTATCAGACCATTCAAGGATTTCAGTTTCAATACGTCCATCGGGATACCTTTTCCAAAACTCAATAATTCTTTCACGAACTGTGGTGTACTCATCAAGATTAAACATAGAGATCGTTTTCCTCTGTCGCTAGTTCGCCCATCAAGGCTATGTAAGCTGCTCCGTCAATGTAGTTATCCGCTTTGTCTGGATTGCCGGTGCTGGCTCTAGCGATCTTAACAAGTGCGAGGATGGCACAAACTTGATAGTCCATGACTGGCATTTGTAAGTATGCTGAGATGAGCATTGCAGCGTGTTGCATGTTATCTGCTGGATGACCGTAGTCGTTGAGACCACGATCTTGAATGATGTCTGTTGCACTCTGTAAGATCTCCGTATATTTCATTCTTCCCAAAATTCCTGTCTGCTAACGGATCGACCCCTGTGCCAACCCTCTCGAATACCGCGTTCCTTGCCTAGTCTATAAGCATCAACAGCCACAATGCTCATTCCAACCACGATTCCAATGATGCAGATTAGAAGCAACTTATCTTCGTTACTCATTACTTGACCGCCCTTAGCTTTGGATAGTGTCCGTTCATTTCGATGTATTCCTGTAGTGTTACTGCGCTCTTGTACTCGTTGCAGTCTGTGCAGACCTGTGTGATAGTCATGTCAAAGCCGCAATAGCAGCAGTAGTAGTTATTAATGATTGGTGCGCCATAGATCTCGATAGCAGCCATTATGCAACCGCCAACTCATCAACAGAGTAATCGGTAAGGATGACAAATTGCTCTAGAGCATCATCATAGGTTTCCTGAAACTTGACCTCGCGCTGCATGAGGAATGTACGTGCCATGATCATTGCTGGCAGGCTGTCAAACCAAAAAGCCCACTGGAAGTCGAATGAGAGACCCTCTGTAAAGCGACCTGACTGAATCTCCCAGTCGTAGCCAGCCCATTGCATCTGAGTCTCGCTTAACATATTGAAGTCGTTTTCTGTGATAAACATTTTGTGCCCTATCGTTCTGTGCTAGTGCCCTTCACTAGCTACAGGAATACAGTCTCACGCCTGTATGGGCTGGTCAAGCACATTTAGGTAACGAAATGATAACGATTATCGAGCGCGTCCGTAGGACTTTCCAGCCACAATGAACGTCCCATCCTTCTCAATATTGATCAGATCGACCTGAACCTTGTTCTTGTTCACATAGATAATGGCGAACGCCTGTTGCCAGTTAGCCACGCCTTTAGTGTAGGCAGCTTGTTTAAAGTCCATGAGATTGCCTACCTCTACGCCATGTAGGACACGCCCTATACGCCCCCCAGAAGCCTCTGAGAAAGCTGATCTGCCTGCTCTGTGAGTATGTCCTGAGATGACATTCTTTCCATGCCTACGGGCTGCCTCAAGGGCTGATAAGCCCCCCTGTGGTTTGATCGGTGTGTGGTCTCCATGAACTGCAATCCAATTAGGTGCAATAGCCATTGGGTTCTTATGGAAAGTTATACCTAGCTCATCAAACTTCATGAATTTTTCAAAGCGTAACTCTGGCAACGCCCCAAAAGCCGGTACTTTTGCCATGATGATGTTATACAAGCGATCCGTATGATTTGATCTAATGCAATCGCTGACCTGTAACTCCCAGAGAAGATCAACAGCTTCATTGCGGTCATCGTCTAAGGTCTGGGCGTAGCTGCCCATCCGACCCTCTTCCCACTTGCTTATCTGGGGTAGGTCAATCTCATCACCAATGGTGACCACTTGGTCTGGCTTAAACTTCTTAATGAATGAAGCAAGGTTACGAGTTGCAACCCTGTCATGGTATGGAACTTGTAAGTCCGAAACTACGACAATTCGCTTAATCGTCATCCTCATCGTCCTCGTAATCGCCCAGCTTCTCTGGTTCGATTGGGTCTGGCAAGATCCAGCGAGGGTAAGAGGGAACATCTGTAACCATGAATAGCGCAATGCCTTCAGTAAATCCAGCCTTGCGTAAAGACTTCCAATACTCATGCAAGCCAATGCAGTAAGCATCGAGCTTGGAATAGCCTTGATCCTCTAACGCCTTAGATGCTTTTCTTGCCATAGCACAATGCTACCTGTCTAAAAGGATGTTATAGATCTCATCCACTCGCGTGTTGAGTCGCTTGATCTCAGACAATAGGTGAGTGATGACATAACCAGACAGCCCACCCAATGCAGCAATGGTGGCGATGTAAAGGGTGAAGAAGTCTGCCTGTGTCACTTCTTATCTACCTCGTCAATGGCTGCCTCAAGCGCATCGACAATAATGTCTGCTGCTGACTTACGGGCGCGGTATGACTTAATCGCTGTGCGGATTGCTGGAAGGATTGCAACACCTGCAATACCTGCAATGATTAGAAATAGGTTATCCATTAGATGCTCCTAACATAGGTACTTGAAAAAAAGACCCATCATTGTCAGCTTCTTTCTTAAAGCTAAAATGGGCGTGTTTCGTGTGCTTGTTAGCCCCTGTGTATTTGCGCCATTTCCAGTTAAGGATGCTAGAGCAGATTCTGCCGTCATAAATAATGTAGGCAATTCTTTTCTCAGTACGAGACTTGCATAGGAGTCGAATCTGATCAACAAGGTCTGACATGACATCGGGCTTGCCGCCTTCGTGGAGATCAGCATCGCAGTCCCAAGCCCGTACCCAGCCTTGTTCATCTGGATTATGATCCGACTTACGCGCAGCATGCCGTAAATCGCCTGTCGTTCCATCGCTACTGCGATCACGATCTGCGAAGCGATCATCTACTTGAAGGCGAAGCTGTGCCGCTGCCTTAGAGAGCTTGATCTTCATTGGCAACAATCTCCGTCAAATGTTCCACCTGTGGATTATCCTTGTTGAGATACGCTTGATAGTCAGAGTTGGCTAGGTCTGGCATAAAAGAAACTCTAAAACCATTTTCTTCATACCAAATAACGCCATTGTCCTCGACTGTGTATTGTTTTGTCATTTTATAACTCCGCACTAAAAGCAATAGATGATGAAGCGTTGGTCGCTTCGCAGACTGCGGCTTGTCCGACAGTTCCCGAAACTTCCGAACCATTGTAAATCTCTGTGCCACTTTCGCCAGCAGCATTTATAATAAATGAGTTAAATCCGTCTGCAGCACCATTGACTACTACTTGGTAATAACCTGTACCACTAGCAGCCACAAGGCTTGGCGAAGTTCGCATAGTTACTGGGTAACTAACATAGACACGCACTTGAGTTGCTGATTGGTAATAACCCATACCGACTGCCTTACCTGAAGCAGCAGAAGTAACGTGTAGGTAGTAATAACGCTGACAAGCGGCTAATTCCCCTTGGATAGTTCCAGCATTAGTTCGGAAAGGTAATGCCACGCTTCCGACATCTATCTGTACGCCTGTGACCTCATAAAAATCAGCAGCCCCCGCAGTACCGATTGGGGTGTTAAGAAAAGAAATGCCAATTTCCTTCGTAATTGTTGCAACAGTTCCCGTTGCTGTAAATCTTTGCCAAGTTGTTGTTAATGTTGCATTTCCAGAAACTGCGTTCGATTGGCTTGTAAAACCTGTGTTAGCGCAATTCTGATCTGTGCCAGTACCTTGCACCACATAAAAAGGAAGGATGCTTGAAGCAGATGAATAATCTGCACCTTTTCTAGCATAAAAACTTAAAGTTATAGTTTTGCCAACAAAAGGAATTGAATTGAGTGTTTCTAGAGTGTTTTCAAAACCGATTCGTTCAGTAGATGTATTACCGGAATTACGTTGAACTCTTGCACAATACTGGAT